CTTGAGAAGTGTTTTAGAAGAGGAGTAGGTGCATACTATACAAATCCAGAATCAGTAAGAGAAAGCGTAACAAGTCCTGACCAGTGGGCGTTAGCTCGTTGTAATTCTTTCCTTTATGCTTTGAGGAATGGAAGGTATAGAAGTGGAAAGCACGATACTGACTTATTGCCAGAAGGACATCCAATGAGAAACACAAAAAAAGAAGTACAAAAAAATATGGAACATAAAAAATACAAAGGTGACCCTAGTCACGATTTACATATAGATATATCAGATATGCAGATGGCTAAACTTCATGGAGAAGGAATGGTTGAGATAATGCATGAAGAAGAAGGAAAAGAATATTCTATAAAATTAACTTATAACATGAAAGAGAAAGAAGTTGAGATTAAAGAAGAAGAAGTGAAGGAAGATATGAATTATGTATTTGACAGATTACTTAACAAACTTAAAAAATGACATTTAAAAAAGGAGATGTAAGACCAGTATTGGCTGGTAGAAAAAGCAAAATAAAAACACCACTAGCAACTGAGATGTCTAGAAAGACAATAGCTCATGCACTAGAAGGTCATAGTTTTAAAATTAAGATGGCACTAGATAGAATCTTTGAAGAAGATGCAAAGCTATACATAGATGCAATATCAAAACTTATGAATTATGCTGTACCTAAATTATCATCTACTGAAATAAAAGACAACACATCTAAAAAGATAGAAGTAAAATTAGGTAAGGACGCAACTGTTGACGATATAAGAAAACAGTTAGAAGATATAAAAAATTTAGATGAGTAATAAAGAGTTGCATTTCGCATTAGAAAAGAAACTATGCGAGATGTCTTTTTACGATTTTTTTAAGAAGGCGTGGCATATTGTAGAACCCTCTATTCCCTTATCTACGAATTGGCATCATAAATATCTTTGTGATACTTTGCAAAAAGAGTGCGAGAGAATCATAGAAGGTAAGAATAAAACCAAAGATATTATTGTCAATGTTCCTTTTAGAAGCACCAAATCTCTCCTAGTCACAGTGATGTTTCCTGTGTGGTGCTGGATAAAAGACCCACGCCTACGATTTATCACTGCTTCTTACTCAGCGTCACTATCAATAGAACACGCAACAAGGAGCAGAGATATAATCTTTAGTGAATGGTTCAAAGAAAGGTGGGGGGAAGTATTTGTAATTAAGAAAGACCAAAACCTCAAAGAAAGATATGAGAACACACATCTTGGTGTAAGAAGAGCTACATCAGTTGGTGGAACTGTTACTGGACAGGGAGGTGATTTCTTAATAGTGGATGACCCTGTATCACCTCAAAACGCAGCAAGTAACACAGAGAGAGAAAATGCTAACGAGTGGTATCGAACGACATTTTACTCTCGATTGAATAATCCAAAGACAGGGGTAAGAATAATTATCATGCAGAGAATACATGAGAATGATTTAAGTGGCTTCTTGCTTGACAGAGAAACAAGACTTAATTACAATCACATCTGCATACCAGCAACAGAGGATGGTAATGTCAAGCCAAAGAAACTAATTCAATTTTATGAAGATGGATATTTTTGGAAAGAAAGATTTGGTAAAGAAGTTTTAGATGATTACAAAACTGCTTTGGGTACTTATGGCTATGCAGGTCAGCTTATGCAAACACCAACACCAATAGATAGTGGTATGATAAAGTCAAGTTGGTTTAAAATATCCAAACACAAAGTAGAAGATGCAACAATAAATTTTGTGATAGACCCAGCATATACTGCAAATCAAAAGAATGACCCTTCAGCATTACTAGCATATATATACAAAAACAATGTTTGGCAAATTGTGGATTGTATAAATGTACATAAAGAGTTTCCAGAACTTGTTAGATATATACCACAGTGGGTACAGAAAAATGGTTACACACCACAATCAAGAATATTTGTAGAACCAAAAGCATCAGGTAAATCAATAGTACAAACACTAATTAGAGAAACAGGATTAAATATTAGAGAAGATAAACCACCAACTAAAGATAAAGTAGCTAGAGTACAAGATATATCAGCTACACTTGAGTCAGGTAGAGTAAGTTTACTTGCAGGTGGTTGGAATGAAACATTTTTAGACCAATTATCTAAATTTCCTGCAGCAAAGCATGACGATATGGTAGATTGTTTAGTGATGGCAATCAACAGAGAAATATGGTCAAATAAGGGGTCGGTAGTATATTTTTCTTAAAATTACTTGCATTTGTTAGCTTTTTTTAGTATCACTTACAGATATTAGGAATTTTAGCGATATTTTTTTTATATTATTGCATTATATTAAATTTTTATGAAATCTTATGAATATCAAAGAAATTTATGCAGTAAATAAAAAACACAGGGCGTTACTTGAAAAATACATAGTATATGTAAAAAAAGTAGCTTATTTTGCTACTGAAGATAGTAAGTTAGGTAAATTTAAAGAATATCACGATATTTTAGATACAATTATAGCATATTCTAATAATTTTTATGAGTCAATTAAAAATAATAGTCAATTAAAGGCAGAGTTTGCATATATCATACCAAACCTTGTTTTATACATGACGATTGGCTTTATGACAGGACTTAAAAATAAATCTAACGAATATGATTTAATTATGCTTATAGATAGACTGACACGAAAGACGGAAGCACTTACTGCTGAGATAACTGATATACTACATGAAGATTTAAAAATTTTAGATATAGAAGAACTAATATAACAAACAAAATGATAGAAATACAAATTCAAGACAAAAAATATGAAATACCAACTGAGTGGAAAGACATAACACTTGAGTGGTGGTGTGGTTTATATACAATAATAAAAAAACACACAAAGATGGAGCTAGACGAGGAAAACAAACAAATAAAAGAAGAAAAGTTAAAAGAGGTAGAAGTTTTAAGAATGAACAGAGATATTTTTAAATATTTGACTGGTGTTAATGACGCAATGTTAAAAAAATTAGATTTTGAAAGTGTGAATCAAGCAGTAACGACTGTATCCGAACTATTACAAGAGTATAAACCTACTGGCATAGATAAGTTTGATTTTGAAGAAGAAACATATTACTTTCCTAAAGAATTTTTAAAGAGAAACACATTTGGTGATTACATAGAAGCTACACAGTTAGATGCAACTATTGAAATGATGAAACATGGTAAGTTTGATGTACTACCAGAACAGATGGCAATACTATGCCGTAAAGCATCAGAAGAATACGATGATGATGCTATACCTGCTAAAGCAGATAAATTTAAAAAATTATCAATGGACATCGTGTGGGAGTTCAGTTTTTTTTTGACTATGCAAAGCGTCAGATTAACAAGAACTTTCCAAACGTATTTGGTGGAGGGTCAAGAGGAAGTATCAAAACAAGTAAAGGAAGAATCTCAACAGAAGGACTCTATAAAAAGTACATCAGACCTTATGGTTGGCTAAATAGTTTATATATGGTAGCAGAGAAAGGTATTTTTAAAGAAGAAGGATTTAACGAAATAGATAGTGTTAAAAGAGCAAATCTATACAAAGTATTAACATATTTGAGTTGGAATACTGCTAAAAATGATTATGAGATAGCAGTAAATGATAAAATTAACAATCCAAATAAAGTAGCGTAAAGAATGGCAATAACAAGATTAAAAGATATAGTAACAGTATTTCAAGATAAATGGACATATGGTGATAGTAGATTTGGTTATGAAAGTGAAATCAATGAAACTCATAACACAATTTATCCAGCAATGATTATTCAACCACCTGAGTCTATTATGCCTGATATATATACTGGTAGAGAAGAGTTTGAGTTTGAAGTAAATTTTTATAATCTATATCAACAAGCAGCACAGTCTGCTGTTACACTACAACATAGATGGGATAACTTACAAGACTTAGCTACTGAGTGGATGGATTTAGTTTTAAAAAACTTCCAAGATGCAACAGTTCAGGTTTATCTTAATGATGAGAGTATAGAGTTTGAAAGAGTAAAAGAAGTAGCAAATGATAGATTAGTACAGATTAAATTAATATTTACAATGTCTGCATTTACAAAATGCTTTAGACCAGTAAGTAATTATCCATCAGATATTAGTGACTTAGTCATTTGGTTAAGAGCTGATAGTGGCGTTACATTTGATATTGCAACACAACAAATAAATGCTTGGACAGATTATTCTGGCAACTCTAATAGTGTAGCTCAAGCTACAAGTGCTAGTCAGCCACTGAGAATAGGATATGATGGTGCTAACGATAAAGCAAGAATTAATTTTAATGGTACTTCACACATATTAACATCTAACAACAATGCACCAATAACAGCTAATGATTTTACAATACTTAGTGTTTTTAAATATACTGATTTAAGCAATAGTAGTCAAAGAGTTTTTTCTGTAAGAGAATCTACAGATAGAGTTGTCTTTGGTTTAGATAACAGTGGTAGAATATTTTTTAAGGCTGTTGACAATGATGGTAATCAAGGTCAAGTCTTGTCTGGTGTATCTGAAGTTATGAGTGATTTCAATATTGCTATGGCTCAATGTAAAAAAATAACAGGAGGTAGTGACTTAACAGTGCAATTTAACAATAACGCTACTCAAACAACCACCGTAACAGGTTTTAATAACAACGACACTGGTTTTGATGATGCTATTTTTACTATTGGTGGTCTTACTACTTTAACATCTTTTACATATCTAAAAGGTGATTTGTGTGAATTAATAGTATTTAACAGGGCTTTGAACACTACGGAATTAGCAACAGTAAAAGATTATTTAAATAACAAATACAGAATATACTAAAATGGGAACAGTATTAAAATCAGGAACTACATTAGCAATCAGAATAGAGCCAAAGGAAACATTAACAGATTATCCACTTAGTGATGAAAATGAGTTAGTTAGTGCAAACCTACCAATTATCATACAAATGGAATGGTCTGGCACTGGCGTTACAGGCACTTACAAACCACAAGCAGAGGGTGACTTAGTAAATGTGATATTAGAGATTTACATGGGTAATAAGTTTGGTGTAAATCAAAATTTCAGTGCCACCTATGATATGCTAAAGATAGCAGAAATAAGTAAGTCAAGAGATTTACCTTTTCAATTTCAAGACACAGGTAAGTTTGCAACTCAAACAGCAAATAGACAATTTTTTAGTTTTGATATACAATCTATATGTGCTGACTTATTATCTTACACACTTGCACCAATAAAACAAGGAACTATTGCTTCTTTTGGTGGAGCTTTTGGTGGCTACAATGGAGAGGTGTCATCTTATCTTCAAGGTAATGCACAACCATATATGAACTCTTTAGGAGCTTTTCGTTTTATTTCTTTCAAAGCAAAAGCACAAGTTTTAGATAGTAATGGTGAGTTAACAATAGCAGATACTACAGTTAGTTCTGGTACAATAAAATATTACGAGGGTAAATCTATTGGTATTATAAATGCTGTTCCTCAATGGACTGATATACACAGACTTAATTTGTACACTATAAGTGGTAAGGATGGTACTGCTAACACAAATCAAAAATTTTTATCTTACTGTCCTAATGCAACATCTTCTGGCACACCATCTTACAAAAAACCTGTAAGATTGGCACATCAAGCAGAGTGGTTGCATTTTTATCTTTTCAGAGGTAAGTTTGATGGTAGTGCTTCAAACGATAATGATACTACAAGTGTTAAGATACTAATTACAACTACTGAAAGTGATGGGACAAGTCATACAGCTAATTTAACAAACTTTAACAATTTAATAACTGATGAATCTGGTAACAATATAATTACGACTGCAGAAGATGCTATATATAGAACATATTGCATACAAAATGTTTCACCAGCATTTATAAATACGGTTTCAGCAAGTACAATCACAAGTGAAACAATATCCTACACAGCACAACTAATTATGAATGATGGTAGTGATTATGCTATTTCAGAGGTCAGGCATTATGTTTTAGATAAACAACCAACTAAGTTTGCTTATGGTTTTGTTCGTTTTCATTGGCTAAATAGACTAGGAGGTATTGACAGCTATACCTGTACAAGAGATGTTGTAGAAAGTATAAGTGTTTCTAAAAACACATATGAACAAAGACCAAATCAAAGGATGTTTATTGAAGAAGATATAACGCCACCTATATATGGCAATGCAGGAACAAGTAACACTAATAAAGTAGATACTAACTTTTCAGAAACTTATCAAGAAAGCGTTAGAGTTTTGAATGTAGATGCTACAAAAAATGATTCTGTATATACAGAACCTATGAATAAGGTAGAAGCTGATTGGTTAAGTGAATTAATTACTTCCCCATCTGTGTGGATTGAATTAGAAAATGATGCTAGTACAAGAGCTAATTCTGTTAGTAGTAGTATGCACCCATCTACTTTAGGGTACTTTCCAGTGATTATAACAAATAGTTCTGTTGAAACTGTCAACCAAGAGCAAGGGCTTGTTAAATTTAATATTGAATACACACATTCACATAAGATTAATACACAGAGAAACTAAATGGCAGATAAAAAAATACAGATTGAGGTTCTTGATTTTGAAACTGGTGACAGTCTGGAAAGAGTTAATATTATTGATGGAGGTCAATTTTTAGCCACACCTGTAGCTTTTGTTTTTAATGGTTCAGGTCAACCAAATCCAACTACATCAGCTACTATAACTTTAACTACATCAGGTAGTGGTACTCAAGCTAATCCGTTTGTTATAACTGGCGTTTCAATAGGAAATGCTGGAGCTGGTTACAATTCTACAATTAGAATTTTAGTAACAACTGTAAGTGGTGGTAGTGATGTGTTGTCAAATGCAGATTTACAACCAGTTCTAAGCACAGGTGTTATAGGGCAGTTAGATATTACAGATAGTCAAAACTTTCCTTTATCATTGAACTTTACAGTGTCAGATGGTAAAGATTTAGAAAGTAGATTTGGTAATTTCTCAAAAACATTTAATTTACCAGCAACAAAAAATAATAACAGAATATTTCAACACATATATAATTCACAAGTTTTAAATACAAAAAATATGTATCATCTAAAAGACTGTAGAATTTTAGTTGATAGTATAGAGTTTTTTGTAGGGAAAATCAAACTATCTGGTAGCACTCAAGATAAAAATCCAAAGTCTTATTCTTGTACTATATTTGGTGGTAATTTTTCTTGGGTTAATGAAATTAAAGATAAAAAACTTTGTGATATTGAGTTTGCTACGGCTGGTTTGCAAACTTATGATTACACGACAATAAATAATAGTTGGGCAAAAACACAAGCTAATTCAGAAATAATATATCCTTTAGTAAGCTATGGTGATTTTAATGAAGATAATACATTGGGTGGTGTAAACATATATGAGGAAAATTTACCTTCCTATGATTGGAGAGGTTGGTTTTGGGTTTACAACATACTAAAAGAAATATTTAGAAACATTGGTTTTGCAATAGATTCAACATTTATTGAAACTGCCAATTTTAAAAAGCTAATATCACACTTTAATTTTACAAAAGGCAATGAAAATGCTTTAGCAGAACAAAAAGCATTGAGTGCAGAGATACATAGGGTTGATGCAGATGTTTCTGATTTTCAATCGATTTTGGGTAATTCTGCTGCCTTAAGTGGTACTGGTGCTTTTATAAACCCTTCTGGTGGTGTTTTTCCAAGTTCAGCTAATAGTGCAATAGATGTCATTTTAAAATATGATACTGAAATTTCTGATTCAGTAAATTCATATAATACATCAACTGGTAAATGGACTTGTCCAAGAACAGGTAGGTATAAGATTAGTGCTAGTGCAAATATATGGTTTGGGGTTAGTCAAGCGTCTAATGGAACATTTTTAACAAGAATGAGGATTAGACTTATAAAAAGAGATTCTAGTGGTAATTTCTTGCATAGATGGAATAACACATTTTATCCTAATAGTGGCACATCACCAGCAGGAAATCAGGGTTACGGTTTCTATCCAAACCAATCTATAACTACTCAAGATAATTTTGGTTCTCAATACGTTTATTTTCAACAGGGTGAAACTGTTGAAGCTGCTATGAGAATAGATTTGGCAGAAATTTCTGGAACTACAAGTAGCCAATTGCGAGTAGCTGCAGCTTTTGGAGGTATGGGAGCAGTGGTGAGTTTCCAAAACTTAGTTTCTACATTTAAAGTTGAGTATGATTCTCAAGATTTAATGATTGGACAAACATTTAAGTTGACAGACATTTTACCATGTAACATAAAACAAATAGATTTTATTAAAGGTATATCACATATGTTTAATTTACAATTTTATACTGACGTACAGAGTAAAAAAGTTTATATAGAACCATATAATGATTTTTATGGCTCTGCTAACGATGCATTAGATTGGTCTAGCAAGGTTGATTATTCTAAAGGTATAGAGGATAAATATGAGTTAGGATTAAATGAAGAAGTTATATTTAAATACAAAGAAGATAGTAATGATAAATACGCACAATATCTAAATGAAAACGAAAATGGTAATGCGTTAGAAAATCCTTTGTTTGCGTATTACATTAACTTAGGTGATAAATTTCCAAAAGGCAAAAAAGAATTTGTTAATCCTTTATTTGCACCAACGATACAAACATGGGATAATGATTGTGTTTATGCAGCATATAATAATGGTGTGTTAATCCCTGTAATGTGGTCGGAAGTACCACCATCTGTTACAATAGGTTTTGATTCTAATATTGTTCCTCCAGTAGAAAGACCTGAAAAAGGATATAAGTACGAGCCAAGAATAGCATACTATCATGGGCAAGTTAACAATCCTAATAATAGTAACTACGTCACTAGGTTTGATAGAGAAACATCTGCTAATAATTTTTTGGGTAGCACATCATATCCTAGAGCAACTTTTGTAGATTTTGAAGATGCATCTTTTCCATCACTATCATATAATGATGAAACTATAGAGCCACCTTTTTCAGGTACATCGACCTTAGTCAAAGGTTTGTATTCTACATATTATGAAAAAATGATTAAGCAAATGTTGCAATCACCAAGAATCAGAACAGTCCATATGAATTTAAAATCACAAGATATAATAAATTTAGATTTTAGAAAACTTATATTTTTTGATGGTAGTTTGTGGAGAATAAATAAAATAGTAGATTATTCACCTGCTAAAAACATAACTACAAAAGTGGAGGTAATACAATGGTTTGAAGTTTAAAATATGGGTAGGTATAGACAAGACATAATAGCAAAAAAGAGTTTAATTTTAAAACATTTAAATGTTAGCAGCTCAGGTATTGTAACAGTAGGTGCAGGTAATGTATATTATGAAAACTCAGCTTCTGAATATGCACAAGTAGTTATTACAGATGAATTTGGTAATATTCAACCTTTGATATTCAGTACAGATAAGGATGTTACTGAATATAATACAGAACAAACAACTAATTTAGCCGTTTACTCAAATACACCAGTATAATGATTACATTTAAGCATACAAGTAAAGAATTATTAAGAGTTGGTAAACTTGTTGTAAAAGGTTTGCAAGAGGAGCTTAAAGACCAAAGGCACGTTGCAAGTGGTGCTTTGCTTAAAAGTTTCAAGGTTAGAGCAAAAAGAAACTCAGGTGTCTTAAATATAGAAACTAATAAATTATATTGGAATGTTTTACAAAACCCTAAAACAGCTTATAGAGTATCTATAAGAGCTATTCAAAAATGGATTCAGAGTAAGGGTGGTAAATCAGGGTTTCCAACAGATAGTGAGGGTATCTTAAAAACTGCAATATTAATATTTAGTAAACTTAAAAATAAATTTTATGGTAAACCATATGTTTATTGGACAGAAGGTAATAATCTAAGAAGAACAGATTTTGCTGGTTATACAGCAAGAAAATATAAAAAACAAATAGCAATAGAGTTAGCAGAATCAATAGGTAAAGATGTAGCTGACATGATAAGTAAAGATATTAGAAACAATACAAAATTGAGTTGATATGGCAACAAACACAGAAAAGATAGTAGTACAGGTAGTAGTCAAAGGCGAAAAAGATTTAAATAATCTTGATAATACAACCAAAAAAGCAACAAAAGGTGTAGGACGTTTAGTAAAACAATATGGATTATTGACTGCTGGTGTATTAGGTAGTGCAGCAGCTTTTAGAACAATAAACAAATTGATTGCTGATTCTGTTAGGGCGTTTAGAGATTATGAATTTCAAATGGCTAAAGTAAAAGCAATCACTGGTGCAAACAACACAGAATTCAGACAATTATCAGAATCTGCACAAGAGCTTGGTAGAACGACCTTCTTTACAGCACAACAGGTGTCTGAACTTCAAACTAACTTTGGTAAATTAGGTTTTTCAACTAAAGAAATTATGGATGCACAGGAAGCTACATTACAACTTGCAACA